GCTTGATCAGCAGATAGTTGAGCAGCACTAGCAGAGTTACTAGCACTAGCAGCATCAGCCATAGCACTTGAAGCACTAGTAGCAGCATTAGATTCAGATTGAGCAGCAGCAGTCTCACTAGCTTCAGCGTTAGTAGCTGCCTCTTCTGCCCTCTCTACATAGTAGTCTAGGTTCTCACGGATAACAATAGATGTACCGTAAAAGCCAGCAGTCTTGTCAGTCATTAGAAGTAAGCTCCTTCATCAGTCATTGAGGGTAACACAGATAAAGTAGAACCACTCATCTCTGCTTCTGCTTGCATCTCTATTAGATTGACCTTAGCTTGGTTGTAAAGTCTCTCGTAGTAAGAAGCTCGTTCCTCGTTAAAGGTGTATTGGTGTAAGAACATAAGTGCACCAAAGAGATAGACAGTAGGCATTACCGCTAACACAAAGTTAATTTGATTAGGGTCTACTGATTCTAGCTCGATAAGGCTAGGGATGACAGCATAGTAAGTAAGGAAGATTTCTACATCTTGCCCTACGTTAGGGGCAAAGATGAAAGAACCATAATCTCTTTCGAAGTAAGCTGGTACTCCTACGTCTTGGAAGTTACCACCTAAAGTTACAGCTTCATTAGGTTTACGTAGAACTGGCTTAAGGTTGCCTTTTGTGTCTAACACTTTAAGGTGCTTAGCTTTAAGATAGTCAAATGGGATTACTGCTTCCCCTGCACTATCAGTTAGGAGGGTAGTTTTGATTTCATTAGCAGGTAAGAAGAAGTCCTGCTTGTAGTCTTGTTCAGTTAAGAATATAAAGTGGTTAAGCTGTGTATCATCAATATCATCTCGCTCTGACCACAGTTTGATCTGATCTCTAAGCTCAGCCAGATTCTGCATGTTAACCTCTATTTATTAATCTTGTTCCCTTCCTTAACAATATCAGTAGAGGAGATAGCTCCTTCCCAAACCCTAAGTGCTTGGAACTCATTACTGTTAAGGCGGATAGCTAACTTACGAGCTAGCTCAGGGTCTTTGTTGTGTCTACCTTGTAGGTAAGCTAGCTTGTCTCCTGCATCTTCTAATCCCCATTGCATGAAGAGTACTTGAGGGATTCTAGCTACATGCTTACCAAAAGATTTATTACCACCATCTACTTTCTTTAACTGTTCGACTTGGTCTACTTGTACCTGACAGTCTTGAGAGTGATGAGTAATAAGTTTGTTACCTTCTAACTTAGAAGCAAAGTCGATGTCGTAATTACGCTTACTCATTATTATACCTCTGATAAAGAAAAAGCTAGCCCCGAAGGACTAGCAATTCCAGATAGGGATCACCCCCTTATGCTTGCACACCGTAGAATGCAAAGTGAGCTTTCTCGTTGTTAACCTTAAGGCCACATTCAACAAGCATTTGCTCACGATCAGAGTCACCAACTTTAGCAAGTGGGTTAGTCTCGAAGCTACGTAGATACTTCATAGACGCAAACTCTGGGTCAATACCAAAGATAGTATTCGCTTCGATGTCTCGACAAGGGATCATCTCAACAGTACCAAACTCAGATACATACACATCTACGTGAGCGTGTACAACAGTATCAGAGTCAGTAGCTCGAACATTGTCTGCTCGACCAGTGAAGCCATTAGCAGTACGCTTAATAGCTGCTGGCATGAACATCTTAGTAGGACGAGCACCATTCTCCCAAGAAGCTTGTAGGCGATCTTGTAGAGCAGTCTCAGTCAGGGAGTAAAGAGTACCAGCAGTTGGGACGTCTGAACCATCACCAGTAGGAGCAGAACCACCTGCACCAACAGTAACATTGGTAGCAATATAAGATGCCAAGTTACCTGTAAGACGAGCAGTAGAATCATTACCTGCTTGCTTAGCTTGGTGGATACCAGTAATTACTGCTTCCAAATCCTTACGTAGCTCAACACCTTTCTTAAGACGTTGGTAGTCTAGCTCGTTACCACGACCTGCTGAGTTTAGTGCATGAGATGTACCAGTTACACCATACACTTTGTCAGAGATCTGATGGTAGTTGTTAAGGCGAGTGGTAGCTGTCAATGCACCTGCTGATGCATCCTCACCTTCAATCTTAGCATTGTTAGGATTAGGTGTTTCCAATCCATCGACCTGCCAATCGAATTGAGTGTTGCCACCACCTTCTCCGTCAGTACCGATAGCGGTAAGTACAGGAGTTTCGGTAGGGTCAATGTTGTAGATCATATCAGATAGATCTTCACGAGTACCGTTGATCTCGTGTGAAGCGAACATATTTGCGCGTTTAGCCATAGTGTTTAGTTTCCTTTTCTAGCTTGCATAAGTGCTTGTGCATCTTTGATTGAACCTGTACGATTGAACTGGGCTTCTAGTTCTGCTATCTTCTTAGTGTTAGCATTGAACTGTCGTTCCCCTTGACCAGCCTTCATTACCTTAGGTACTTTACGCTTGATCTTCTTGTTCAGTACAGACTTTTTCTTAAGTTGTAGTTCGTCAAACTGTTTAGCTTTATCAACTAGTTCAGCCATCTTATGATGAGCGAACATAGACATGTCTTCGAATCCAGCATCAGACAAGTAGGACTTTAGCTCCTCGCGTTTAGTGTCCCAGTCTTCATACTGTACTCGTAGTAAGTCTTGTTGCTCATTCCAGTAAGCTTCGAATTGAGCCTGCTGCGTTTGCTGTTGAAGCTGTTGTGCTTGCTGGTTCATCTGAGCTTGGTGGTTGATAGTCTGTTGTAGTTGAAGTAGACGGTAGTGTAGATCACGCTTCTGCCCCTCATCAGTAGTACGTTGATACTCTTGTTGAAGTTGGGTGTACTGTCGTTGTTCTGCACTAACGTTTTGAGCTAGAGCTTGGTTTAGTTGTTCAAGCTTACCTTGATACTCAGCCTCTAAGTCTTTAGCTCGCTTAGCATCAGCTTGACGTTTACGTGTATAGTCATTGTGTCGAAGGTAACCTTTGTGAAGTTCCTCAGTGGTAACTTCTACTGTTTCACCATCTACCTCAATCTCCCATACATCATCTTCCTCAGAGTCTTCTGATTCTTCACCTTCCTCTTCCAGATCGTCATCTTCAGATTCTAGTTCTTCCTCTTCATACTCCTCAGATTCAAGAGTATCTTCATACTCCTGATCCACAACTTCGTCTACACTAACATTATCAAGTTGTTCAGTCTCCTGAGCTTGTTCACGATTAGCGGCTAGTTGTGCAACAGCCTGATCAATTGTCAGTCCTGCATTAGGGTTGTTGACATCAGACATAATAAAACTCCTAGTTGTCGTTGTTACTCATCATAGTTGTTGTTAGGGATTTCTACTTCTTTGTAAAGTTCAGAAGCAGCTCTAACTCTTAGTAGTTGGACAGAGTGGTAAAGGAAGTAAAGATCTTCCCTCTCCTTAGTTTCATCCATCCTCGTATTAACAATACTAGTTTGAAGAGTAGATTCTACATCATCCATCCACTCATTAAACTTCTTAAAGGTTACGATGTCGTTATCTTTACTCATAGTTGTTATCCTTGTAGTTAGAAAAAGGGCTACCCCGAAGAGTAGCCAAGAGCGTAACGACAACGCTTAACTGTTAGCGAGATCACCATCACGCGGATTAGGTACGTTGGTATCACCAATAGAAACTCTACGACCTTGCTCTAGTTCCATCTGTAACTCAGCAATGTTAGTAGCGTACTTAAGTTCGTACTCAGCTCTGTCAATGTCTACCTTCTGTTGGTCAATGTCTAACTCTCTTTCCTTAACTGCTGCTTCCCTATTCCTTACAGCAATCTCTTCACGTTTAATTGCTGCTTCTTCCTGAGCTTTCTTAGCATCCAATTCTAGCTTCTGTTGCTCTAGTTGAAGCTTAATCTGTTCAGGAGTAGGCTGTGCTCTCTTCTGTTCTAGTGCAGCTTGAGCTTGCTTAGACTCAGGAGAGTTAGGGTTAAGCCAGAATAGGTGAGGCTCATCAAAGCCAGAGTTCTTAGTTATCGCTACTAAGGAATTGTAGACAGTCTCATAATCAAACAAAATACCTTCCATTCCTTGTTGAGCTAAAGAAGTAGTAAGGTTAAGCATCATCTGTGAAGCCATTACCTTCTCTGCTACCTTACCATCACCAATACCAGCTACAGGAGTAATACGATAATCCTTACGCCAGTGAGTAGGGTTAGTAGTAACAAAGTCACCTCGTACTTGGAACATAACCTCTTGATCTTGGTGAAGAAGAGTTAGCTTGTAAATGTTCCTAAACAGTTTAGAGAAGGAGTGAGCTAGCACTCTAGCAATCAACTCTTGCTTCTGTTCTGCTGCTGACATGACATCAGCTACTGCACTACCAGCTTGGTTACTATGTAAGATGCTAGAATCCATTCCTCTAGTTGTCTTGGAGATACCAGTACGGTTATCTTTTAGAGTATCTAAGTACTCTAACATAGTAAAGTTTTCAGTAGGCAAAGCAGGTGTATCTAACTGCTTGATAGCTCCTGCCATCTTAGTTCGGATTACTCCACCTAACCTATTGTTAAGTAGATCATCCATATTAACCTGACCTTCTAACACTTCGTATCTACCATTGTTCATGGTGTACATGTTATCTAGTAGGTTACGCAGTAATGAAGTCTTGATCTTCTGAATGTCTTTCAGTTGATCATACATACTCAACCCATAGAACTTGTGAGCAATAATGTGAGTACGGAAGTCAGTGAATAGTGGCTCATCGTAACGTTCATTAAGCAGTAGGTTACCATCTGCTACTACTACTCGTCTTCGTTCAGCGATACCATCACCATCGAAGTCTACTAATGTAACACCTTCGATTACTTCTACTTTCTCCTGACTATCTTCCTGAGGCCAAGAGACTGTACCTGTTCCTTGGAATTGAGCATTGTCGTAAGAGTTACGTGCTCGTGTAATAGAGTTACCATTACCACCAGATAACCAAGTAGTGTTAGTTGCATCTAACCCTTGTACCATCTCAGCATCGTAGCCCATAGATACTAGCTCTGACCTAGACACTAGCCTACGGTGTCCAACGAAGCTAGCTTCATCTACTGTTGCTGACCAAGTATCAATGATGAACTCTTCAGGTGGGATAGCTTCTACCATCAACTCCTTGCACACTACCTGACGACTAATCTCAATATCGTAAGTACCTTCTGGTAATGCAGTTTGAGCTAGGAGTTCTACTCCGTCCTCTAGTAAGATAAGAGCAATCTGGTCTTGTGATAGGCCTGAGAAACTATCAAACTCTACTTTGATCTTCTCTTGGTAGTAGTGCTTCATGATACCATTCTTAGCTAAGAGGGAGTCTTGAATCACTGAGTAAGTGTTAAGGAAGCCATCGTTCTTAACATTGTATAAGTAATTACAGTAGTCTTGTGCTTGCTTAGCTACTTCAATGTCGTCCTTAGTTTCAGGTACGAACTGAACTACTTCTTTGCCTCCTGCGAAGATACGCATCAATGAAGGCATTAGCCAATCTACTGCATCTGCTACGTCCTTAGACACTACTGAAGATCTACCTTGGATCTCATTCCCTAAGGGTTCTCCATAGTAATACTTAATAGACTTTTCAATCTGTCCTGAAAGCTTAGATTGTTGATAGTCTAAACCTTCTGTAACATAACTATCAATGACAGTAAGTAGATCCTCTTCTGTCATAGGTTTCAATTCATCTGCCATAGATAATTCCTGTTGTATTTATGAGGATTATAACATATAAAAGTAAATTGTCAACCCTGCTAAACTACTCCTTGCCAATGTACTGGTTCCCAATTAGGATCATCCCATGTCTGGTTACCAATCTGGCCTGTAGTTCCAAACCTGTCTAAGCTTAGGAAAGCATAACGACTAGCACTGATCATGTCATCATCTAGTGCTATAACCTTACCGTTGTCTCTGTGGTAGGTTGCTTTCTCTTGTAACCATTTACGACAAGTGGAGAAGACTTTTAACTTCCCTTCCTGCATCTTAGTAAGCATCCAATGTAGTCCATACTCCACTGAATTACCACCGGATTTACCATCTGAGGAAGGTGGATTAGAAAAGGTATGAGGTAGTGCATGGATTCCTTGAGCCTCGTATAGTTTAATGAACTGCTTACCACTTCCACCAGCATCATGCTTAAAGGCATCATGGGGGAACTGACAAGGGATTGTATCTCCACCCATAGCTCTAATACCAACAGCATGCATTGGGATAGTTTGCTTACGTTCAGAGTACTCATCAATCAAGTAGTAAGTATTGTTAGCTGGATCTTTAGTTACCATAGCTGCACCGTTAGGGTGATCAAACCCTAGGTCAATACCTATCAGCTTAACCCAGTGGCTAGGGATCTCGAAAGGATCAACTATAATATCATCATCAGCAATAGGGAAGATTACACCTGAACCTAGTGATGGTACACCCTTACTCCTCATCTCTCTTTCCATAGGAGAGTACACTGAGAGTAGCTGCTCTTTGGTAGCTTCATCCAAGTGAGGAGCATCATCCCAGCTAGCAGTAATCATGAACTGTCCATTCTTAATGTCATTCATGAAGTCATTTACTAGAGGAGTAAGTCCATGCTCAGGAGTAAAGGTCATGTAGGTGATACCATTAGTGGTAGCAGTACGAGTAATACACTGGGTAAATACATCCTGAGGACATTCCTCATCTAGCCAGATTAAATCAATAGCTGTCCCCATGAACTTGTCTTGGGACATCTCATAAGACTTAAAGGTTAGGATGCTTTGTCCACCACTGACATGCTTAACTACTACTGACTCTATTGCATTAGGTGTACCTACTTTGTTTACTGTACGTACAATACAATCCAAAGGGATAGCAGCAGAACCCCATGCACTAGGGTCTACTGGATTCCCTAGGAGTTCTGCTTGAAGGATATCACGAGTCGTTACTGTAGAGATACCAGCAGCCCAAGCCATGATAGGTTTATCAAACTTATAACCATCCCACCAATCTGGATATAAGCCAGTAAGGTGACAAGCCATAATGAAAGCACCAGTGTAGGTCTTACCACACCGGTTACCTGTCATAGCTAGTAGCTGCTTGTTATCTGAAGATGCAGTGATGAACTCAGATTGCCAACCATAAGGACTGAAGTAGTTGATCTTATTGAATCTCTTATGGTCTTCGTGAGCTTTAAGTAGAGCGATAGCTTGCTCTAGCTCATCAGTAGTTAGGTTATCTAAGTCCATAACAAATGCTCCTGTGTGTTATGCTGATGCTAGTGTTGAGTACTTCATACGATAGTCATCAGTCTGTGCTCTATGCTTACCAGTACGCCAACCCTTACCACCATGCCACACTGCTGCTGCTTCTAGTGGATCACAATCACATGATTCATAGATCAAGAAGAGGATAGCTTCTTGTGCAGAAGTAAGTAGACCTTTCCACTGATCAGGGTAACCTAGTGTACCACCATAGTCGAAGTCATTAAGGAAAGAAGTATTACAGCAGTAGCCATAGTGCTTAGCAAACTCCTTACCTTTCTCATATCTCTCACCACCCTCC